CTTTAGCGTAAAGCTGGCGTTGGTTACGGGGCTGCCCGCAGACCCAAGAACAAGCGTTGCTACCGATGCGGTGCCTTGGCCTTTGATAATGCCGACGCAAAAAATACCGCCGATGCCGTCAACTGCCGTGATCTCGTCAACGCTATAAGTTCCGTCGGGGAAATAAGCTACCGACCCGTTCGCAGCGCACGCGGTAAAACAAGCCTGCACCGCCGCCGTATCATCCGCCACGCCATCGCCGACAGCGCCGAAGTCCTTGACCGAGACGTAATCTTGTAGGCGATTCTGAACCGTGCGATCTACGGCTCCAACACTTCCCTCGTTATAGATGATCCCAGAAGCGTTCGGACTAATCCCTGTCCCATCAGGGAAGCTGTAAACAAGCGTATTCTTGCTATCCTTCACCGTGATCGAGAAGTTCGTTGCATCGACATAGAGCTGCGCAGGCGTGCCGTTGCGATAGACATAGCCGTTGCTCGTCTTGAGAGGTTGACTAGCTGGGATCGACAGCGCCTCGTCGTAATAGACTTGGAGCGGATTGGTCACAGGATCAAGGTTGGCAACACCGATATAAATGTTGCCATTGTCGAGCGGCTGACCATCGCGATCATAAAAAACCGGATAGGGAACCTGAATGGAGAGAGCAGCCATTATTTATTAATCCCTAGCGTCTTGGGTTCTATATCAAAAAATATGCGTCTGCGAAAGGTCATCGCGGCATCTGCGGTGTGGGCTGACCCGGGGCTGACTCAGGGCCAACTGCTCCAGACAGAAACTGCACAAGTGCGGTCTGCCCGCCCCTAAATCCAATCGCCTTCGCATACTCGCGCATCGCCTTGCTTTGCGCCAGCTTGCGGATCGGGCCACGAGTGTCTTCGCCGTTACCGATCTTCTCAATCAGATTGCGGAAGTTCTGACTGCTCAAAAGATTGTGCAGCTTGTCGGCATTGTTCTTACCCATACCCTTACCGATGAACTGAGCGGCTTCAGTAAGCCCACCAGCCGCAGCAGCGCCAACAGGGCCACCAGCCAAGCCGCCGACCGTGTAAGCAGCCAGACGGCCACCAGCGCCCTTTACAACGCGATTGACTAGCCGTTCAGCCTCCAGCGAGTTGGCGAGCGCCTGATTGGCCTTGCCAGTCTTGAGAACCTTGCTTTCAGCATCAGCCATGCGGCGCGAAATGGCATAGAGATCGGTCAGAAGCCGGTCGCCCTGCGGCCCCACAGCCGTGGCAAACTGCTTGTAGACTTCCTTGTTCGCACGAAGGTCTCGATAGATCTTGGCGAAGTTCGTGAAGCTGAAGGTCTCCTCAGCGCCCCGTGCGCCAGCCCGCGTCTTGGCCGCATTGAACAGCGCGGACGTAAGCACCGTCCCACGCATATCCTCAGGCACAGCCGAGACCAGTTCGTTCAGAGCCTTGATGTCGCCCTTTGCGCCAGTGGTGATGGCACGGCTCATCAGCGGGGAAAGGCTCTTGGAGAGATCCCGACCGAACACGCTCTGCATCTGCTCGCGGTTCTTGTACATCTCTTGGAAGAGCGTATTCGCAGCGCGCTGCTTGTCAGCCACTTCCTTGCCAGCAACGTCCTCGATGAAGTTGATCTGGTCGTCAGCCAAAGCGCCGTACAGTTCCTTGACGCGGCGCAGGTTAGAGTCAGACCACGGGCCAGTCCCCTTTTCAAGAGCCTGACCGATCTGGTCGCGTGCTTCGTTCAAACGGGCATAAGTCGGTTGCCCCTTTGATACGACACCCCACAGTTTCTTCTCTTCAGGGGACAGCGCAGCAAGACCTTCCTTGCCACCGCCAAGGTCATCAATGCGTGACTGAAGCCATGCACGGGCGCGATCCGCACTAACGCGATCCGTTTTGCTGAATGTCTGCTCAACCTCTTTGCGCAGGAGGGACGCCTGATTGCCAAGTGCATCCTGTGCGCTGTCCAGTCGGTTCCTTACGTCATCCGAAACCTGAGCCAAGTCAGGGATGGCACCCAGTTCGTCCATTGCCTCGTGAGCGCGGCGCACAACCGCACGGGAAGTCTCGCCCCATGCGGTTTCAGCAGCCGATCCAACCTCAGAGCGGGCCAGACCAGTGAGCGAACGAAGCTGCGCGTTGTCGCTGAGAATATCAACCGGCAGATCCAAGCCAAGACGCTCGGCAGCATTGACCGCTTCCGGATTGGACTGTGCAATCGTCGCAAGCTGGCTTTTGGCTCTTGCGGCACCGGGGCCACGACCGACCGCAGTGCGGGCCAAATCGCCAAGCTCCTGCGGGGTCATCTCAGCCGCTTCGGTAACGACTTCCTGAGTGGGCCGAATTGTAAACACAGGCTGGCGACCACTCAAGTCTTTAGCGCCAGTCTCAAGGAGAGGTGCAGCCAAACGCTCCTCCCGCGTCAATGTAGTAATGCTACCAGATGGCATTTCCTGAACAGCTTCAGACTGGACTACATCGTAACCTTCACGAGACAATCTATTCCAAAGAGCGCGGCCCTCTGCGGTCAAAATGCTATCAGAAGAGACCGAGCGACCTTGCGCAAGATTTTCGTCTATGAATTGCTTGTACGCCTCGGTACCGATGCCTTGACCTTGAGTCGAAACATCAGTCCGAAGGATTTGCACGCCCTCGCGGGTCGGCTGGAATGTAATCGCCCCGACTTGCTGCCCATCAACATTGATGGAGCGGACATTCGGAGATACTTCAGAAAGAGAAACTCCGGGAACACTAGGCGCAGCCCCAGCCGGAGGCATACCGCCAACCGGAGGAGCTTCAGGGGCCATGCCGCCAACCGGAGGAGCTTCAGGGCCACCAGTAGGTGGAACACGCCCGCCAAGGAGGCGTTGCGCCAAGCCACCCGTGGCCCCGCCAGTCAAGGCACCCGTAACAGCACCGGGCAGTCGCTCGGCTAGGCCAGCTTCAGGCGGGGCTTCACCAGCACCGTAGAGACCGCCGTAAACCGCACCACGCAGAGCCTCGCCGCCAATCGTCCCTGCACGACCTACGCGGGCCAGAGGCGAAATGACACCCCCAAGGACTTCTGCACCAAATGTGGTTCCCGGAAACTCTTCTTCAGCGTATTCGCCAGCAGCCTGCAATTTCGCCGCCGCCAGAGGGTCAAACTGCGCAGCGGCTTCTTCAGCCAGAGCAGCCGTGTACCCACTCAGCAAGCCACTTGCGGCAGCGCCAAGTTGTCCCGGCTCGGCACCAGCCGCAACCCCAGTGGCACGCGGTTGCCAATTGGCTTCGCGATTTACGTCAGCCCGCAAGCCCTCAACCGTGGCAGCATTCAGCGGCTCGATGTTATAGCCAGCCAGAATGTCGTTTACCTGCTGGATGGCTTGATCGAACGGAAGCCCACGCGAGCCAGCCCATGCCTGTTGAATGCGATCCCGAACCTCAAGGTCACGGGCGGTTAGCGTTGCTTCGCCTTCCCGTGCAATGTCAACTTCAGCCGCAGGAGTAGGCTCCGGAGCGACCAGCGTGGAAAGATCCGGCGCAAGCGTGATGCCCTGTCGATCAGGATCAGCACCCGCGTCAGATGCGATAGTGCGGAAGACTTGGGCGAAATCGTTGTACGACTGCGCTCTGGAACCATAAACCGTCAGAGCGGTATTGGTAATGTCCCTGCGCTGGACTGGCGTAAGGCGCTCGCCACTAATCAGCTTATTGTAAGAGCTTCGGATAACATCCGGCACGCCAGCGGCATTCTGCGCCGTAGCGAACTCACCCTCACGAACCACGGAACCGGGATCGAGGGTTTTCATAAAGGAAATGATGCCCGCAATATCACTCATTGCGGAGCCTTCGCCCTTCATTAGATCAATAATTTGGCGAGTTGAAGTCTCAACCTCTTTGAACTTCTTGAACTCTTGAGAGCCACGGAAATCATTCCGAATGTCGCGGATGTCCTTTTGCGCACCACGAGCTTCTTCACGAGCAGCACGAGCCGCAGCCTCTTCAGCAATCTCACCACCGCGAACCTCACGTGCCTCTTTGGCGCGACGAGCAGCCTCCTCCTCAGGGGTCTCACCGCCAAGAATGGGTCTGATTGCAGTGATTGGCACGTTCGTAGGAACGGGCCTGTAGTTGCCATACTTCCGCAGGAAAGCTTCGTCGTCTTGAGTTGCCATGTTACTTCCCTACAATCTCAACGTTGTTCCTGCGAAGCCAGTCCGCGAACCCTGAGGCACCAAGTCCTTCGCGAATTCGCATTGCCTCACGCTCGGTAATTGTCTGCGATGCAGGAGCAAGCTGCCCCATGTCCCCGCCGCCCAAAGTCTTTGCAGCAGCACCAGCGCCAAACACCCTGTCAAAAGCTTCCGCAGAAACACGGCCAGCCTTCAAGTCATTTACTGCATCAGCAGGAATGATAGGCATTACATCCACAGTGGATTTCCCAGCCGTCTCCGCAGCCGCAACAGCGCGTTCAAGGTCAGAACGCACGTAAATGGCGTTGCCAGCCACAACCCACGGCTCGCTCCGCTTAAACGTGGTGTCGTAAATGCGCTTACCCTGCTCACCGCCATGCACGATCAGCGCCGTGGCAATAGCGGACTCCTTCGCCTTTTCGTCAAGGTTCGGGTCAAGGTATCCAGTCTTGAGATCGGTCAGCATTCTGACCATCTCCGGATTGCCGTCATAGGCCCTGATGCGCTCATCAATCAGGCTCACAACCTGTTCAGGCCTTTTGTTCCGGTGTGCAGCAAGCGCCAGAGCCGAAAGGTCGGTCAGCATCTTGCTGTCCGTATCCGAGTAGAACTTCTGCATCTTCGAAAGCTGCTCGAAGGCTTCCGGATACTTGGCAATCAGTTCATTGAACCCATCAGGCGTGGGATTGCGCGTCCATGCGGAGATTTCCTCACGCATCTTAGCGGCCTCCTCGGCCTTACGGCGCTTTTCCTCTTCCTCAGCACGCTCTTTCTCAATCTGGCGACGAGCAGCACCAATCTGCATCCCCTGCGAAAATGCTTCAAAGGGTGACGGCAGGTTGAGGCGATAGTCAAAAGGCTGAACCATCGGTAATTCCCTAAGCTCTCAAGCCAGCACTGGATGGCAGCATCATACCTCTAGGAGCCGTCCCTGAGCCTCCGAACAATGACCCAAAGCCCGGCTGTCCCGCACCGTAAGCCAAGCCCGCAAACTGCATCGGGAGGGACAGAAGATTGCCCCAAGCCTGACCAGAGCCGAGTGTAGCGCCCGCACGAGCCGCACCAGCCTGACCAAGCAGATTGGCAAGTGCGCCAGCCGTCTCCATGCCAGCAGCGCCAACACCCGCAGCCGATTGCTGCCCCATCTGCGCTAGGCCACCTAGGCGACCAAACTGCTGGTTGATAAATTGATTGAGCAATCCCGGACGGAACTGAAGGAGCGCACCCTGAAGGTTCCCGCCGCGCACGCCACCCGTGGCCGATGCTTGCTGCAACATGGCTTCCTCGCCCTGCCGAGCCAAAGCCTGAAAGATTGGGCTTTGCTCTTGCATCTGGACGAACTCAGCCTGCGCCTCTGGCCCAGCCAACCCAAGCGCAGCCTGCATCTGTTGCAGCGCCGGAACGCCAGCCTCCGTGTAGGGCTGGAGAAGCCGACGAAGCTCTTCACGGGCCGCACGGGCTTCAGCAGCACCAGCTTCCGCAGCTTGCACCTGCTGCCGCCCTGCTTTCTTGGCGGCCTTAGAACCAATGGCGGCAGAGCCGATAGACGCACCGGCCACAATAGTGCCAGTTACTGGATCAGGCATTGCTGAATTCCTCCATGTAATCTTCAAGGCTTTCGCCGTAGAGCTTCAGAACCGATTTGCCGATTTCCATCGCAATGCTTTCATCATGCACATACGAAACTACGGCTAGGACAATATCGTAATAACCCGCACGCCAAACAAAGCTAGTGGCGCAAGGATCGAAATCTTTCTCAACGTCATCCGATGCCTTCCACTTCAAGATCGCCGTGTGGATCTGCGGAAGCAAAAGATGCGCGTGCCGCAGATAGAACCCATTTTGCGGCATCCGAACCAAGCAGCCCAGAATGGCTCGGTTCAAGTCATCGCGGTCAACTGGGTCGCCATCAGCGATGTCGTCAAAGACTTGGATCACGTTCCAAAGATCAAGCAGCCATTCAACAGCATCTTCAGGGAGCGCAAAGGTTTCCCTGAAGTGCTTGCCAAGCCAGAATACTACGTCTTCACGAATCATTGCAGACCTTCAGAATTTGAGCCACTGGCTGCTCTGTCTGCTCAGTAGCTCTTCATTACCATTAATCGTCTTCAAATTCAAACTCGCGTTCTTCCCATGCCTGACAAGAGCGCAAATCGTGACAGATGAAGTCGAACTTAGTGCAATGCCCACGGAAGCCAGCGCCAACATCCCACTCGTTCCACGGGATCTTGTCCATCTTGGCCTGCGTCAACGTGCTGTTGTCATAATATTCGCAGTTGGAGCAGCGACGACGACGGGCCTCAGCCTCGTCCACCTGCATCGCCTTGCCAAGCGCACGCCAATAGGGCGCATTCGCACCACGCTCGTTGCTGGGGTTTTCAGGGCCAAGCATCCAGTCATCAATGACGACCTTCGTGTTCTTCTTGTTCTCAGCAGCGGTAAGGAAAGGCTTGCTCTCCATGATGCCACCGAAACCCTCAATGATGAAAGAAGGCTTTTTCATGCCGTAACTTCCCGACCGGATGCGCGAATGGTGAGCGAAGTGGCCGCACTCGCAATGGTTGAAATAAAACTCCCGCTTTCCAGAACCTGCCCGACCAACTCCGGGAAGGTGTAGGTCTCGCCGGGAGCAAGGAAGCGAGCGTCAACGATCAAGTTATTGTTACCCGCTACATCGCCAAAGGTCACGAGGTTCACACTCAGGCTCTCATTGCCAGCCGAGATGTTCGTGGCAGTGAACTTGTCGATGATGCACTTGGCATTCGTCGCCGTGTACTGAGTGGTCTGGACGTTCTCAGCCTCTTTTGACGGAATGATGTTCTTCGGTGTGATCGCCATCTCGAATTCCTACTGCTGTACCTGAATAACGCCCAATAGCGCACAAGGCGCGGAAGGAGCAAACGCCGTGGCCGCCACAGCGACCGGCTCCAAATCGGTATCATCAACGGCCCACATGACTTCAATGAAGTCGCCCGCCGCCAGCGAAAGCACCTCATTGTTGCTCATCACCAGATAGCCGTCATTGTCGCTCAGTGACCCGAGAACGGAACTGTTTGCATAGTCTGTAGTGCCGTTGAGGCGATACCACACCCATGCAATTTTGGTGTTCGAACTGCCCGACTCAAACTGCACACGAACGTCGAACTGGTACAGTCCAGCTTCAGAGACGGTGACTTCCGTGTCATTCGTGCCCCCAATGGTTACACCCTTGGCGATCTCGACGTTATCCCACTCCATCGCATAGGCGGTATTTACCGCCAGAGGCGTTACGCCGGTCGTGTTGGTGAACTCGCCGTAGTACTTGTCTTCGGTGACCGTCGGGCGCACCATAATCTGCCCGTCCGTTGCGTCCACATCCAGCACCGCAGCCACCGAGATGACGTTATCGGGCGCGGTTGGCTGGACGTTGGTCAAAGCACCGGATGTTGACGGGCTGGCCCACAGCAGATCGCCCACGTTCCAAGCCTCGCCCACAGGCGTGCCGGTCGTGTCGATGCCCCTCACGCGCCCATAGATCGTGACAAAGCCAACTTCGCCATCATCTAGCGTCTGCGTAAGGATACCCAAGAAATACAGGTTCGGTG